CCATCAACGACTGCCTCCACTGCATCGTGGCTCAGACCGTCTGTCGCCTTCGAAAGGTCGACGGACTGGTATGTGCCACCGTGCGTGAACCGCAGCCCTCCTGGATACGCGTCTGGACCCGTTTCGACCATCCAATGCCCGCTGGCGAGCATTGGGAAGGACCGACGGATCCAATCCCCCTCAACGAAGGTGAGGGCATCAGGAATGCCCACCACTCTCGTCTTGAGACCCGGGGACCTGAGCCCCTTCATCCTCGACCTGGGCCCGCAGCCGACAGGATCGGCTGCGCGCTTACGGCGGAGGAGAAGGATGCCCAGGGCGCGCATGGCAAGAGAGAAGCTGCGGTTGGCGGAGGGAATGTGTGCATCTTCCGTACAAGGAGGAGCACCTTCCAGGAAACCTCTGGCACGCGCCAGGCACGCGCGACCAAGAGAATCCTGGGCGAAAGGTGCAACATCCTTGTAGGTGACGTAGCCGATCTCGGGCTCCGCGAGCTCGAGGGCCGACTGATCACCAGTGATGCCCACAATCCCCACGTCGTGGAGGTAGCCGTTGACCCCGCCGCGAGCGCCGGAACGCTCGTAGCAGGCGGCTGTGGAACCGGGGAGGGAAGGCACCCGCAGTCTATGACGAGTCGCACGCTCCTTGACGGACGTGCGAACGAACTCGCGAAGATTGCGGACTGCCCACTCCGATGCGGGATATGCTTGCGAGCTCACCTCGATCGCGTCAAGGGCCGCCCGGAGACACTGGTGCTTAGGTGCCTCCGGGAGCCCCCTTGCCGAACGCGTGAAGGTGAACCCGTCGGTGGGCCGGCGAGTGGCAAGACGAACCAGGCACTCCTGTACATCCTTACGGATGCACGAGGTGTACACTGGCACGTCGCCCACCGCGGCCTGACGGACGGTGTGGCACAGTTTCTTCCACTCCTGGCCAATGGCCACGAAGCCGCGAGGCCTCGAGTCCATGAACCACTTGTGGAGGAACCATGCCACACGCAAGCTATCCCATCCAGCGTGGACCAAACCACTCCAGCAGGCTGTCCAGGTCTGCTGAAGTACGGGAGTATCGCCCCCGCGATGCCGGTGCTTGCGCACCCTCTTTCGAGAGGGCGCAAGCGACGGCTCCGTAGGGAGGCTCTTTACAAGCGACGGTAGTCGCTTGTAGGTGTTCCGTTCCATACGGG